GCAAGAGCCACATCATTGCGGCGATTGCTGACACTATCCACCGCATATCGAGCGGCAAGCACGTGCTGTGTCTGGCTCCGAGCGCGGAGCTTGTTATTCAAAATAGCGAAAAGTACGGCGCGACCGGCAACAAATTCTCGATCTTTTCGGCGAGTGCCGGATCGAAGTCATTAAAGCATCCTGTCGTATTCGGAACGCCTTTGACTGTTGCAAACCGTATCAAGAAATTCGGTTCGCAGTTTGCGATGGTGATCATCGACGAGGCGCACGGCCTGACCCCGACCATCCGCAACATTGTCGATGCCATGCGGGAGCAAAATCAGCTTTTGCGGGTCGTAGGGATGACCGCGACCCCGTACCGCATGAATACCGGCTACATCTTCGGGCGGTGGCCTGACGGGTCTCCTGTGGCCGAGCATGAGGCTATCAATCCGTACTTCTCTGCCTGCGTCGATCGGATTACGGCGAAGGAGCTGATCGATCATGGATACCTGACGGTTCCCAAATTGGGAAATATCCACGCCGAATCATATCACACGCTCGATATGCAGCTGAACAGTCGCGGCCAGTTTGATACGGCGGACGTCGATCGCGCCTATATCGGGCAGGGCCGAAAGACTGCGGCCATTATCTCGGACGTCGTTTATCAGGCCAAAGAGCGTCAGGGAGTGATGATCTTTGCCGCGACGGTGCAACATGCCTACGAGTGCCTTGACAGCCTCCCACGCGGCCTCTCTGCGATCGTGACGGGCGATACACCGCGTCAAGAGCGGGCTGACATCATTGCCCGCTTTAAGGCGCGCGAGATCAAGTACATTGTCAACGTGTCCGTCCTGACCACAGGCTTCGATGCCCCGCACGTTGACTTAATTGCGATGCTGCGCGCAACAGAATCGGTCGGCCTTCTGCAGCAGATCATTGGTCGTGGACTGCGTACGGCCGAAGGCAAGGATGACTGCCTGATTTTGGACTATGCCGAGAACATCGAGCGGCACTGCCCAGATGGTGATATTTTCAATCCCACAATCAAGACGGTCAGATCAAAGGACAACCCGATCACCCTCAAGGTGCGGTGCCAGATTTGCGAGACGACAAATGAATTTAGGGCTAGGCCGAACCCGTCTGGGTTCGAGATTACGGACAGCGGTTATTTTGCTGATCTTGATGGAAACACCATCGAGACTGAGCATGGCCCGATGCCTGCTCATTATGGGCGCCGGTGCCAGTCTAAGGCGCTTGTGGCTGGGCAGCTCGTACAGTGCGGCAGCAGGTGGACATCGAAATTATGCCCGCACTGTGAGGCGGACAATGACATTGCCGCGCGATATTGCGAGGCGTGCAGGGGTGAGATTATTGACCCAAACGAGAAGCTAGTCGCTGAATTTAAGGCGATGAAGGCGGACCCTACGCGGCAACAGACAGACATCGTGACAGGCTGGAATATTGCCCACTCGAAAAGCAAGTCAGGCCGTTCCGTGTACCGTGTGAAAGTCACGACACCATACCGGTCATTTACATTTTGGGTGCAAAAATACCCTACGTGGACACACGGCTATAACGAACGCAATATGCTTGCCCAGCTTGGCGGTAAGCCGCCAGAGACAATCACGTATCGCAAAGACGGCCAGTGGTTTAAGGTCGTGGCCTACAATAGGAAAGCCGATGAAATTCCCGAATGATATTCCGCTGTACGGCGATCGTACGTACAGGGGCGCATGCCCGACCGAATCAATGGAGCAGGTGACGTTCTTCTCGCGGCTGCGGAAAGCGTACCCAGACACATGGGGACTGATAGCATTCCACCCTCGCAATGAGGGCAAGAGGACGTGGAATAAGGTTGCGATCGAGAAGGCTGAAGGCATGGTCAAGGGAGCATCCGACGTGATTATCCCAGCCAACCCTGCATTCGTTTGCGAGATCAAGCGCAAAGATCATACAAAATCTCAGTGGCAGGATGGACAGCAGGAGTTTCTCTATGCCGCCAAAGAAGCGGGGTCGTACGTCTGCATCGCGCTCGGCGCGGATGCGGCAACCGAAGCTTTTCGGTTCTATCTGGGATCATGTCATGTCGCCGAGCAGGCTAATCGATGACATTATGGCGGGCAGGATCGCTTTAGATGATCAAGACAAATCAATACAGTCGGCATGTTCATTGCCGATTTATCAGCGTAGTAAAGAGATCTTGAATTTGAAAACGAAGGATGAAAGGCGGCTTGAATTAGAAAAATTGCCGGAAAAAATTAGGCCACACATTGAAAAAGAAATTATGAGGCTATGGAGAATCAGAAATGACTAATCACAATCTTGCTGAAATTATTGCGTTTTTTCTCGTTTTTTTCTTGGTGTCGTACATCATTAAAGCGATTTTTAGATGATAAGGATTGACCCCCCGTTGCCGCTAGAGACGCCAAAAGGGCCGGCAATGGCGCATTTTTTAATTGATTACGGCCCAGAGCATCATCTTTTATGGGTGTGTTTTCAAGATGATAGCGGGGAATGTTGGACGTGGTCGAACAAGGATATTCGTCTGCAGCATAATTTATCAATGGGGCGTGCAAAAAAGTGTTTGACACAGAAAACAGACCATGTATAAGTGGGGACATCAGCAACGGGCTGACTCAAATTTAGATGGAGATGACCATGACAAACCGCACCCTCGCCGACCGTTATTACGACATCGACGCCCAGATCAAGGCTTTGGAAGACATCAAGGACGAACTCAAGGCTGAGATCATTGCTCTCGGTACCGACATTGTCGAAGGCGCCCAGTACGATGTCAAAGTGACGTTGTCACAGCGTTCTGTCCTCGACGAAGATCTTCTTCTCAAGACATATGGCGTATCTGCAGAACAGATGAAGCTTTACAATGCCTGCAAAAAAGAAGGCAAGTGCTTTGAAGTCCTCAAGGTTGTGCCAAAGAAAGCGGCGGAGTAAATGCTTAAGACAGTACTAGACGTTGTCTATTATTGGGGTCTTGGCTCATCAGCCAAGATCCTGTGGATCAGACTTTACGATAAATATAAATACGAAGCTTTTGTTGGCACATATGAGGAAATGGCAGATGAAGTACACAGCAAGCGATATACGGTACGCGCGCAAGTGGCAGCGTTACGCGAGATTGGTGCGATTGAAACGGGTGATCACTACGTCACCAAAAACACAGGCAACGTATTCCGCCTGATACCCCCTGAGAAATGGAAAAAGTAAATGCCGAACCTATTAGACTACGAACGCCTTGTGCGCCGCGTCGCGGATCTGAGTGTCGAGAATGCCATTTTAAAGCGCCAGCATTTAAAGACTGATGCGGAGGAAAATAAATGGGACACTATCGAAAAGACGCCTGTGATTGGTACAATGCACGAAGAGCGGCGCTTGCGTCGTATTATTCGCGAGTGGGAAGAACGCTACGACATTTTGAACGAGATTTATATCAATTCATCTGTTCTGCCTGCGAAGCGCGACTGGTACGATGCTCGCAATTCGATACAGTCGAGACGCCAGAAGATGATGAATCAGAGTACGTATACAAAATGGAAGAGCTTATTCATCTCAGCAATCGACAAACTTTTAAGGAGGTAATAATGTCATTAGACGAAAGCGTATTAGAGCTTATTCAAAAGCGCGAAAAGACGCACGGCATGTATTATGAGAACGCGAGCCTAACGCAGGCATTGAAGGAAGTGATCCGTAGTGGACCGAACTGGGCGAGCCTTACAGACGGCCAGAGGGAAGCCCTAGACATGATATGCGCGAAAGTGTCTCGCGTCTTGTGTGGCGATGCGGACTTCCGCGATCATTGGGATGACATTGCGGGATATGCAAAACTGGGTGGCGAGCAGGGCCGATTTAATCTTCAGAATGTTCTTTCAGATTTGGAGGCAAACGATGTGCGTTAAGAATAAAGAATGGTTGGGGCCATACGCCCCGACCGATCGGCATGCAGACAGCAAGACAATTGATGATCTCATTGATCTTCGTAAGCGTCTCGCGGAAGTCGAGAAGCAGCGCGACAATGCTTTGGATATGGTCATGCATCTCCGTAAAATCATAAAGGAAAAAGAGTGATGGATATTGTTGAACGGTTGCTCCGAGAGGAAGATGCGCTTGATAATGAAGCCGCCGACGAGATTGAGATGTTGCGAGAAGAAATTCAAATTTTAAAGACAGGATTAGAAAATATAAAACAATGCATTTGTTATCGCGGTGATGAAGAAGACAAACG